AGGAAGAAGAGGAAGGACTTCAGCATCAACTGCTTCGGTAACTTGTCCCTCATCGGGGGTAACCTGGTCGTCTGTAGCGTCAGTAATTTCTATGTCACTCATTGGAGTCCGTCCTTCTGGGTTGTTCCATGTGGAAATATTTAATTCCCTGTATAGTACTCCAGTTCATTACATAGGCGGAGCTTGTTGCGCCTGTGCGAGTAGCAATTGGAGAATTTCAGGAGGCAAACTCTCTAGCGCTCCCATAGGTGGAGCACCTACTTGACCGCCTGGACCTTGGAGTGGTGCGCCTGCAATTAAACCTGGTGGAAGCTGTGGTGGCATTCCTGGTGGCATTTGGTCAGGAGCTATACCGGGTGGTAAGCCTTGTCCTTCAAGGGCTTGCTGGTCTGGGCTCATACCCTCTGGCATTTCTGGGGCTTGTGGTTGAGTTAGGAACGCTGAAGCATTTTTGATACCAAATCCAGTTCCAAGCACATACTCGGCAAGCTTGCCCATGTTGACAAGACCAGCTTGAGCAAACGGTGCCATTGCTGAAACAACCTGCAAAGCCATGTCTCGACGGAAAGCTTCGTTTCGTGGAGCAGTTGAGCCAGCTTCTACGCTGTAGTCAAATTCTCCAGCAATGTAGTCACGGTCAAAAGTCAACCAAACAGGAGCTGCCTCTGTTCCGACGATGCGGACAGTCTGCTCTCCAGTTAGGTACTGTTGGGCCAGCATGATGAGGTTGGCTGCACATCGGGCTATGGCGTTCTCAATGTTGACAAGCTTCTCAGATACACGAGCGTTTCCAGCCTCGGCAATGATTGATGCCTCACGGGCTGTTCTTGTGGTCTCTGGAATTGCTCCACGCTGATACTCAGAAACACCAGACACACGGTCAATGTCGTTCTGAATCAATGTTGACTGGTTGTAGAACTCTGGTGGGTTAATGAGTGCTGGCATTGGAACAACAACATTTGCCAAGTTCTCTGAACCCTTAACAGGGACGATTACGTTGTCGTCATCTGAAGCGAGCATCTGGCGACCAAAGTCGTCAAAGGCAGACTCAAGAGCCAACCACTTGCGTGAGTAGCGCTTTCTGTGGTTCATCATTTGCGTACGAGTTTCGTTCAACTCCAACTGCAAGGGTTCAATAGCTTCCAGTTCACCCATTGGATAAAAGAATCCAGGGATGTCATAGTTGCGCAACATAAAGAATGGATGACCAAACACATATGGCATCTTGACTGGCTTGATGAGGAACTTGTCTCCAGAGTCAGAGAACACGGACATTTCGCCTGTGTCAATGTCGTAGTACTCAAAGATGTCTGCGTAGGCATCTTCTTCACCATAAGAGTTCGTGGTGTAAAAGTTTGGAGTTGTATTTATGTCGCCATAACGCTGATATGACGACGGCCCTACATCTTTACGAGCAGAGTAGTCATAGCGTTGGTCGTTCTTAATGTCTTTGATTGGACGGCGGGTTCTCTGAGCAATCCAGCGCGCATTGTCCATTGATGTTGCATCTGGGTCAACGAACATGTCAAACGGGTCAACACGCTCCAAGAATGGGCGGTCTTCTCTAATGATGAATTCTGACTCAACATCATCTGCTGGCTTGTTTGGGTCTGCAGCTTCGTCTGCGCTGTCTTGAATGTCTTTAGTCTTTTCTTCTTCAACAAAGCGATAACCAGTCTTTACCCAACCATGACCAAGAATCAAATAGTCCTTAACGGCAAGTTGGAATTGTGGCTGGCATTCGTAATGTTGCCACCAATAGTTAATAATTGATTCAGTAACAACAGCTTTGTCGCCATCTTCAGGACGGCGTGGATTCACATTTATTTTTGGTCTACCGATAGCAACCGATGGAGCAAGAGTGTTAATCGTGGAGAAAGCAATGTTGACAAGTAGACGGTCTCCTACTGCCTGACCACGGTACTGACGACCACGGTAAAGGTTAATCATCCGTTGCCAGAGATTGTCGTAGTTCTCGTTCTTGCGCCAGTTACGTGCGTAATCAACACGCTTTCTGTAACTTGAGAGTCTGTCTGCATTTGATTGACGAGCCATTTAACAATCCCACTTCTTTAGAGCCAGAGCCTTGCGCGTTGGCTTTCCTTTAGAGTCCTTCATCGGTCCTTCCATTCCACCCATACGAGCACAGAATGATTTGCGTCGAGCAGCATCTTTTGGTGATTTCTTAGCTTGCTTTGCCGACACAGGTGGTTTAAGAGTTCCACCAGTCTCTGCTTTGTAAGAAGCACGACCTTTAGCATTTAAACCGCCTTCAGGATTCTTTCCTTCTTTGCGAGTCCATGCCGCGCTTTTGTATGCGCTCTCAACGGTCGGTTTCTTCTTTGCCATTACTTCTTTTTCTTCTTTGCTGCGTTCATGTTGTCAACAAGGTTTGGGTATGGACGACCAGCAGATTTAGCCGAAGCTTTCGCTTTAGCTTTCTGCGCTGCAGTCAATGGAGTTGATTTCTTTTTAGGATTCTTTGTGTCCCAAACAGGTTTCGTTGTTGACTTCATTGGTGTGTACTTTGGGTTGCCCGGCACTACTTATTCGACCTTGCCAATGATGCAGTAACAACCGCATCTCCGTCGGTATAAGAACTCATTCTTGCCCTGAAATTTGGCAACCCTTGAATGTTCAAACTAAACACACCAGCCGCTGTAGCCGTTGTAACAAGAGTCGTTGCAGTGGTTTGTGCAGAGGCTTTCATTGCAATGGCAACATAGTTTGTGCCATCTACTGAGGCTTCAAATGTAATGGTGCCAGTGAATGTACCGGTTACCTGAAGAACAACTGAGTCTGCGGTTAGTGCAGTCAGTGTCAGTGCTTCTTCTGCAGCATTGAGTGTTGCGGATTCTATTGATGGAACTAACGACATGGTTACTTACCTTTTCCTTTTGTTTCTACCAATTTGTATTTTGGTGGATTGGTGAGCAAAGTTACTACCTTGTAACCTTTAGGGATATTTGTTGGATACTTTCTTGAACCGCTTCCGCCTTGGTATTGACGGTCAACTGTTTTGCCGCCAGCAGAAGGACCCTTCTTGCTTGTGTCTACCGGTTTTGGCGATGCTGCTTTAGATGGTTCTTTTGCTCTAATCATTGAACCAGCTGCTGGAGTTGCAAGAATTTTTCCAACCTTGGCGGCTGCTTTGCCAGCATTCTTTGCAATGTCTTTTGGAGCGGATGCAATATCACCAACAGTTATATTGGCAACTTTGCCTGCAACTTTTTCAGCACCCTTAGCAACTGCTCCAGCACCCTTGGCAACACCTTTGCCTACGGCACCTATGAACTCTGCTTGCTGTTTGATTGCATTGCCAGAAGCTTTAACAACATCTTTGCCTTCGCCCAAGACGCCCTTGTCTCCTGATTTTTTTGCTGCAGCTTTGTAAGCTTGAGCCATTGTTGGTTTCTTTGCCATTATTTTTTGTCCTTGCTCTTAGGCTTTGGTTTTGGTTTCTGATACTTTGCCGCTTTCGTGGCGTCCTTCTTTGCTTGCTTTTCAGCAGGCACATCTATTTTCTTGACAGATTTGGCAGACTTAATTTCAATTTTTGCCGCTGGCTTAATTCTCTTTTTCATATCAACTCTTTCCTTGCCGGAACCTTCTCTATTTCTCCGGCCTTGAACCGTGGGGAATCTTCCATCTCCCGTTGACGCTCACGAACTGTTGGACCATGGAACTCTTCTTTTCCATGGGTAAATCCCAATCGCACGTTTTTAACATGACATTTGAAGCAACGACCCCGTTTTAGGTCATTTTCTGCTTCAATTGGCTTTGAACATGTCGAACACTGCATATATCTCCTATAAACAACTCCAAACCATTACCTAGTCTAGTACCCAGAGAACTCCCCAATAAAGTAACGCTCCTTTTCCTTTTGGGGTTTCCTGAGCTTGGAGGCAAAGTAGTTCAAGGTTCCAAACGGGGCATCGCTCTTTGGTCGGTATTCAGGCAGCCAAACGTACTTAAGCATCTGGTTAGCAATAGCCAGACTCATAACTCTGTCGTCATGAGGTGAGCCATGCATGGAGCCGTTGTCGTCACGAACAAAGGTCTTAAGTTCAGCAATGGTGTACTCGCACATAATCTGCAACACCCCATCTCTAATATTGGCGCTGAGTTCGTCAATAGCTAACGGCTTTGTCAGCGATGTGGTTCTCCAACCAAGCTGCTCCGTCTGCTCTGGATTTCTCTGGTTCAATCGGCGCTGGCGATACAGGTTGCTGTAGTTCGCGCGATTCAGGGCCGTCAGGGTAGTTAGACCGTGGTTGTTTGACTCAACACCAATCAGGGCTTCGTTGTAGAAGTAGCCGAGAGAGTACAAGACTTCTTCACCGAATTTATCTGGGTCAATATGTCCATGCCAGTGGGCAACAATAAGTCCAGATTTAGCGTCAATTACGTGGGCTGTTGAATAGTCTCCACGAGCCAATCCTTCTGCAACGTCTGCCCCAATTGCATACACAGCACCGAATTCCGGCAATCTCCATATAGACAAAGGACCACCAGATGACTCAAACATGAAGGAGTTTCTGACATCAGATGCCTTCTTGTTGAACCCTGTCTTGGGGCGTTCTGTCTCAAAACGATTTAGAGAGTCAATGTCAAAGACTGGGCGACCAGAACGAATAAAGGCTTCTTCTGGGTTTGACGGGTATTCCTGGTGCAACTGCCATGGTGGGAGTTCTAAGGCTTGCGCGTCATACCAAGATTGGTCACGGTCTCCGTTTGCTGACCATGGAAAGAAGATGCCATGGAATCGGTTTGTTCCTGTTTGAGAGCCATTCCACAGATTGTAAAAGATGTTGCCTTCGCCCTTGGCCGTGGACAAACAGATGACTCGACCACCAACGTCGGCA